TAGGTTTGTTATTCTCACATAATAAAGGCATACCATAAAATACTAATGCCATTAAAACATCTTCAAAAAATATATCAGCTGTTTGTGGTCTAGCTATATACTCTAAGAAAAATTGACTTGGTGGACAATCTTCCATACTAAACTTAGTTAAACCATGTAAAGAACCTTTTGATCCTTTACCATCTACAGTACCAGATATATCGTAACTATCACAACCAAAAGCACCCATGTGCTCATTACCTGGACATTTTCTACCGTTGTTAATTACTACTTTATTTTGTAGTTCAGGTTTAGGCGTCCAATTTACTCTAAACCTACCTTTTGGATCTGGATAAAACATAACTTTTGTATCTTTTATACCATTAACCCATTGAAAATTACCAATTGAAACACCTTGATTTGTTTCTTCGTTGTAATCTATTTGCTCGTATATTTTTACTAGATTAAATATACTATTATTAGCTTCATCTCTAAACGCGTGTTCTTCAGTTCTAGGAAACTGACGATAAAACTCATTTAAACCGTCTTGATCATTTTTTAAACCGTCTGCTTCGTTTTGCCAATGCTCTATAACTCCTACATCGATCAAGTCTCCCCATGGATCTAATATTTCTTCTTGAGGTGTATTAAAAACCGGTTGACCATACTGATCAATAAAACCCTCATAGTTCCATTCCATTGGTATAAACAAACTGTATAAGCCAGAATTAGTTTGGCCATTACGGTTTCGTTGAGTAACATCTGAATCATTGTATAATTTTTTAAAGTTATCACCACCTTTATCTAAGGCGTTTGATGTTGATCCCATCATACACTTACCAATAATTCTACTACCTAACCTTAATGTTGTTTTAGTTACACGCCAGTTATTTAATATGTTATCAGGTCTTTCCCATTTACCACTTTCATCATGTACTAGTAGTTTTAGCTTTTCACCATCATAACTATTATCACCAGTATTTTTCCAGTCAATAGTTGTATCAAGTCCTGCTAACTCTTCTATTTTATCATTACTAGTTAACTTTCTTCTTGTCAACTTAGTAGCTGGCACTCTATACGCTAGCTCTGTTTTTGGTCGATCCATACCGTCCTGTATTGGTTTAAAAAAGAACGGATAATTAACTGATATTGGAACTACCTTGTCAGTAAACATCTTTTTAGCATCAGCACCTGTTTTTGACAATATACCAAATCTTGCATCGTTTGATATTGTAGCCATATTAACAGTTTCACCTGATGCCATAAACGAAAAACCAGATCGTCTATTTTTAAGATAACACATACCGTAACATCTGTTATCTGCTTTACAAGCTTCCCAAAATATAAAAAATAATCTATTTGCTTCTCTATAATCTGGATTACCTACATCTATTTTACTCCATTGTAGGTACATATAATGTGTTCCTGTTATATAAGTTGGTTTACCTAAATTATAAAACCAGAAACCTTCTTCTCTTTTTACAAACTCTTCTTCTATATAGTCTGCGTAGTTTTCTTTAAAATCGTCTGGGTATTCTCTCCAATCAAATATAGTTTTTATTCTTTGTAATTCTTTTGGGTATGGAGTTACTTGCCATTTGTCATGCTCAAATTTATGTACATTTTTTGGTACTTTTGGTAGCGCTATTTTTAAATTTTGTATTTCAATAACATCACCTATCGTACCATTCTTAGATATAACAACAATGTCATGCTCTTTGTTATATCCATATTTCCATTTCTTAGACTTATTAAGTCTCTTAATTGTATTGATTTTTATATGATCATTTACAATTTTAAATAAATTCTGCTCGTACATTACTTAGATCTTCTTTCTGCAAAACCACCAAAAGCAACTTGTTTCTTTTCTTCTTTTGGTTTATTCTCTAGCATATTCTCTTCCTCTTGTATACGAGTTAGTATTTCAAAAGCGTCAAATATAGCTAGCTTTTTTGTAGCTGCAGCATTTTTTAATCTATCAGCACTAATATCATCATCACTATCAACTATAGGTTCTTTAGCTACTTTAACTAATTCCTCTACAGCTTTATAACCAGCTCGGATTATATTCTTTTTCTTTTCCTTGATATTCATATTTAATTGTAATGTCTTTTGTTCTAACTCTATAAAGCCTTTCGTTATTTATAATAAATTCATATTCACTATTTGGTGTAAAACCAACTAAACTTCCAGGCTCTGGTAAGTTTTTATTAGAATATTTCATTATACCAATTAAAGGTTGCTCTTTATTAGTATCAAAATCATCATATGATACTATTGGTTTAACAAAACAATAATCTGATAAAGCTTGCCAATTGTTATCTCTTTTGTAAGCATATATCTGATCTATAAAAACAAAGTACATATCATCTTTATAATATGATTTGCTATCTTTTTCTACACCTTTAATATCGTTATATCTTCTAAAAACATTATGGTGCACTATTATTTCATCACCTGCCTTTATATCAGTTTTAATAGATAATGGTGTAGAAATTACAATAGCCTCTCTACTAACATACTCATGACTAAAAATGTCGGAGTTTATTATTAATTCTTTATCTCCTATCTTTTTAGTATTGTTGTATCTTGTGTTTTTAGGTTTTACTATAAAGTTATGTAAGCTATTCACTAATACTCTAAATTATATTCTACAGCTATAGCCATGTTTTTATTAAAATCTTTCCAAGGTATTATTTCTTCACCTTTTCCGATATATATACTAAACTTATCTTGCTCTTCAATTATATCTGAAATTATATGACCTCCGTAGACCTCTTGGCCTACAGAGTAGTGCATAGCTTCGTTTTTATAATCTTTACCGATACTAATCTTTCTTATTAACTGACTCATCTTCTATATTTTTTAAAGATCCATCTACAATGTTAACACTTACAGTACCGTATTTTTTCTGCAAAGTAGTTTGATACTCATTCATTTTATTTTGCAGTGTTTGTATTTTTACAACTTCTGCAGCTTTTTGAAATTCAAAAGCTCCTATTTGCATTTGTGCTTTATTTATAGCATCAACGTATTGTTGGATTGTATTTAATTCTTCGTTTGTAACCTTAGTAGGCTTTGCCTTTTCTTTCTTTTTGTATGTATTTCCCATATTATTTAATTTAATTTACTTGTTTATATTATTACGCAATTGTCACGCTTTTTACTTCTTTTTTGGCGCTGCTATAAACCAATCTTTATATACGTTTCTTTTTTCCGATATATAACTCATATATTTATCTACTTTTGTTCTCCAGTCTTTTTCTAACCAAGGATTTATTATACCTGATTTATAACAAGAAAACGTATGATTTATAAAGTTTTTAATATCATCTTGATTTGTAAACAAATAATTGTTTATAGTATAAAAACTACCCATTTGTATATTATTCCAAACGTCAATAGGTTCTATTCTTTTACCTAGAACCGCTGCGTAAACAGCACTTTCGCTAATGTGAGTTGTGTAAACTGTTTTAGCTTTTTGCATGTAATAATACATGTCAATATCTCTAGGCAGTATACATTGTTCGCCAAAAAAATCTTTTAACTCACCGATAATCTGATGTGTTGTTATTGGATGTGGCTTAAAATATACATTGTCACCGTGTAGTTTTTTAATGTGTCTTAATCTATTTAAACAAACATTTGTTTTTATTTTATTTGACCCAGGTAAAACTACTAAATAATCTTTTGGTGGATACTTATCATACTCCTCTTTTCTATTCATGTATTTGTTAGCAACTTTATTCTGTATGTTGTCTATTAAAAAACCAGCATAATCCACCTTTGGACATTTACTACATTTATCAGCCCATGCGTCTGATATTTGTTCATTTCTTAGTTTTAAGTTTAAAGGTTGTAAATAAAAACTAGAAGCAAACTCTGTATATCCTATAGTTTTAAAGTAAGGCATTTCTTCAGCTAGTACATCATAACTTGATTCTATGCCATACTCGCTACACTTTCTAATAACATAACCTTCTATGTTTTCTAGTTCGTATAGTCTTTTTTCTTTCTTTAAAGGACCTATTCTACTATCTAGCTCCTTTTTGTTAAACATTTCCATATAATTAAATTTAATTTGTTTGTATTATAATAGTCACATATAATTACACTTTTCTACCTATGTACCAGATCTACCACCACTTATGTAAACATATGTATGTAAAAATCCTTCCATAGCTTTACCAGCTGGGCTAAACCAGTTTGTTATAAATTTAGTAGTAGTACTTGTATTAAACACTGTAGTTGTTGCGGTGCTGGTATTAAATGTTGTTGTAGTCGACTTACTAGTGTTGTATGTTGTAGTAGTTGTCGTACTTGTATTAAACGTAGTAGTTGTTGATTTACTTGTTATTGTGCTTGTATTAAAAGTCGTTGTTGTTGATTTACTTGTACTTTTTGACGTATTAAATGTTGTTGTTGTACTAGTATTAAACGTGGTTGTAGTGCTTGTTGTTTTGCTAGTATTAAACGTAGTACTTGTTGTTTTACTAGTTACAGTACTTGTATTATAATGCGTTTTAAACTGAGTAAACCAAGAGGTTATAGTAATAGTTTGAGTTGTTTTACTTGTATTAAAATACGAAAGATATACGGTTGTTGTATCTCTAAAAGTTTCTACAGTTGTGGAAGTACTTCTACTGGTTGACCAAGTTGTAGTTCTAGATGTTATTCTACTTGTTGAAACAACCGTTGTTCTAGTTGTGTTAAATGTTGTTAGTGTAGACGTATTAAATGTAGTAGTTGTAGACTTACTAGTGTTAAACGTCGTAGTTGTTGTTCTACTAGTTGTAGTAGAGGTATTATAAGTAGTAACAAACTGTGTAAACCAACTAGTTGTTGTGTTTCTACTTTCAGCGGTTGTTGTACTAGTATTATAAGTTGTTACCGTTGCTGTACTAGTATTAAAGGTAGTCGTAGTATTAAACGTCGTTGTCCAAGAAGTCGTATATGTAGTTGTAGTAGCGGTACTAGTATTAAACGTTGTAGTGGTTGATCTACTCTCTGTTGTATTTCTAGTTTCTATTGTAGATTTATTTGTATTAAACGTAGTTGTAGTTGTTTTGGTTGTTACAGTGCTAGTATTATAATGCGTTTTAAATTGAGTAAACCATGAAGTAGTTGTAGATCTACTTTCTGTTGTAGCAGTGCTAGTATTAAACGTAGTAGTAGTAGACTTACTAGTATTATAAGTAGTCGTTGTGCTTCTTGTTGTAGACCACGTGGTTGTTGTACTTTTAGTAGTTAATCTAGATGTAGTTCTAGCCGTCTGTGTACTTGTGCTAGTATTATATAGTGTTAATGTTGTATATATAGTTTGTGTACTTCGACTTGTTGCTGTTGATCTAGTAGTATTCCAATACGTAGTATACGTGGTTGTTGTAGCAGTAGAAGTGTTAAACGTAGTAGTTGTGGACTTAGACGTATTAAATGTAGTAGTTCTACTAGTGTTAAATGTTGTTGTCCAACTCGTTGTAAACGTTGTTGTGGTTGTAGTACTAGTATTGAATGTAGTGGTAGTAGATCTACTTTCTGTCGTGTTTCTTGATTCAATTGTTGATTTATTAGTATTGAATGTTGTCGTAGTAGTTTTACTTGTTACTGTACTAGTGTTATATGTTGTAGTAAACTCAGTAAACCAACTAGTTGTATAAGCTGTAGTAGTTGATTTACTAGTGTTCCAAGTTGTAGTAGTACTTCTTGATTCAGTAGTATTTCTTGACTCTGTTGTATTTCTACTAGTACTTTTACTTGTATTAAATACTGTTGTGGTAGTTGTTGATGTGTTAAATGTAGTTGTTCTACTAGTTGATCTAGATGTAGTCCAAGTTGTTGTTCTACTAGTATTAAATACTGTAGTTGTAGCATACGTAGTAGTTGTACTAGTATTAAACGTAGTAGTTTGAGACACATTAGTAGCTCTTTTTGTTAAGGTCTGAAATACTGTCGAAGTGGATCTACTTGTTAATGGCATGGCTACGCTACTTTAATATATGATTGAGGCACTATAGGGAAATATAATCTACCATTGTAGTTTATATGTGGCTCATAATGCGTTTTTAAATCTTCTTTATTTTCACCTGTAATTTGAAAATTCCACCATAAATCGGCAATAATCAAATCATACATCTTATCAGGCGCGTACGCATACGCGTCTGCGTTTATTACATTAATTGAACTATCAATAAAATTAACGTAATCAATAAGCTCTTGGTTATTGTCAACAACGTCAATAACTTGCACAAAGCTTTTATTTTCTTTTATATACTGTGGTAATAAACCTAAACCCAACCCTAACACTAATACGTTGGTGTAGTTTGGTATACCTTCAAATATTCTTTTATGCTCAATACTACCTTTTACATAAAAATTATCTGGAT